CCCGGTCTCTCTACGTTCCACGAGACCCCTCTATCTGCCCCTCTAACGCGCGCCAACACCCCGCAGCTACTACCCTACCGGCCCCCACCCCACAGCGCAGCACGCGCCCAAACAGACAGGAATCCAGCCATGCCACGCCGCAATACCGCCCCGCACCCTAGCTCCCGTCGTTCCCCGGCCCGACCCCACACCACTGCCCATGTCCTGCCGGACGGCCGAACAGTCCGGACCCGAGATCCCATCACGCGCGCCATGCTCACCGCCCAGGGGTCCCCGCCCGCCGACCCCCGTACCGCCGACCGCCAGGCGCGCCGCCTGCAGCGCACCGCCCGCCCGCCCGCCCGACCCGACCGCTAAGGGGCGCGCCCCCGGCCCCCGACCTGCCCCGACCAACGCCCACGCCCACGGCCACGGAAAGGGGCCCGTCCCCGGCCCTGACCCGACCCGAACGTAAGCTATACGCAACAAACGTATAGCGTTATACACCGGGCCCCCGCGTTTCCCCTAGTCCAGGCGTTACTGGCCCACGTGGCCCACCCGGACCACCCCATCTGTCCCAGTATTTCCCCTAGTCAACGGCACTTTATATCACTTCTGACCGCCCGGGCCAGCAAAAACCCCCCACCCCCCTTTTTCACACGCGCGACCCCCGACCTCTTCACGTAGTAGCTTCCCCACGTGTCCCGGCCCAGTATACATACTAGAGAATATAATATTAGTACTACTACTACCTACTACTACTACGTTTCCCCTAGTCAAACTCACTATATTCCCTAGTCACACCCTCCTCCCCCGTATAAGTTATATGGGCCACCTATATACTCTATCTGTCCCAGCCCCCACGAAACCCCTAGTCAGAGCGTTATCCACAGGCCCACCAGTAACCCGTTATCTGGGCCAAGCCGGGCCAGCCCGCCCGCACAAGGGCCCGCCGGTGTGACGCACGGCACAAGATTTCCTCTTGACCCCCGCCCTCCCCGGGCCGATACTGCTCTCAACGCCCCGGCCTACCCGCCCCGACCGACAAGGATCCCCCGACATGAGCGTCACCGAGACCATCGTCCGGACCCGTCTCCTCCACCCCGACCGCATCACCGAGACCGAGGCCCTCGACCTCGCCGCAGGCGATGCGCTCGCCCGGCGAGACATCTTCTGCCCCGTGACCGGCGGCCTGCTCGACAGCCGAAAGGTCATCATCGTGACCATCACCGCCAGCGACGGGAGCGAGGCGGTCAACGCCTTCCACCCGTCCGCCGCCGAGACCATCACCGCCCGGCTCTCCGCCCCGGAGGCGGCCGCCGCTCTCACCGAGGCCGGTGCCACGGTCCGCATCACCGACGCCGCCGACGTGCTGCGCCGGGCACGGGGGCAGGCATGACCCCCGAGGCCCGCCCCCAAGCCCTGACCCAGAAGTGGCGGCCCGCCCCCGCTACCTTGCCGCTCCCGTCCCGCCTGCGGGACGCCCTGCCCCCCGAGGCCCGCACCCCCGAGGTCCGGGACGCCGTGTGCACTGCGATGGTCGAGCTGTCCGGCAACGCCGGGCTGTCTCGCCAGGCCGCTGCTGCCCTGGCCTCGTGGGTGGACCAGTTCCTGTTCCTCACCGCGCCGGTGTGGGAGTGGACCGACCGGCACGGCGACCAGCGCCGTGTCTCGATGAATGATGGGACCTGACATGACCCGACCCGTGTACTCCGCCCTGCTCGACGCCCTGCGCATCGAGGGCCTCGACCCCGTGCACTTCGACCCCGACCCACACCCGTTCCGCCCGGCCATCGCCGCCATCGACCAGTGCCGGGTGACCGGCGACGTCTACGTCTCGCTGCTGCCCGCTGACGTCACGGCCCTGCGCCGGTACGTCACGGCCCCCGAGTTCGTCGCCGAGTTCGAGCCCCTGTGGGTGGTGCCCCTCGCCCCGGCCTACGCCGGGCCCGGCCCGGACACCGAACGCCCGACCCCGTCCTGGTTCACCGTCGAGGACACCGACCCCCGCCACTGGCGCATCCGCCGCAGCGCCGGCCCCACCCACACCCACACCCACCCGACCCCGGAGGTCTGACCATGCCCCGTCCCCGCTCCAACTCCCTGCGCTACGCCATCAACGGCACGCCCGTCCGCCAGTCCCCGATCGGGAAGCGGGTGGTGGTCAAGTCGACGCACGCTCCTGGCAACGAGGGGCTCGTCGCCTACCACGTGAAGGATCGGACCGGTACGATCCGAGCGATCCGCCGGACCGGTGCCATCGTCGAGGTCCACCTCGACGGCGACCCGTCCGACACCACCTGGTACTTCCCTGCCTCCGACGTGCGGGTGCTGTCCGCATGACCGGACAGAGGCCAGCACAGAGGCCCGCCCCCATCGTCCGAGCCCAGCGCATCGGGTACCTCGTGCTCGGTGTGCTGCTCACCGCCGCCATCCTCGCCGTCACCGCCTACCGTTCCCTCTGACCCGCCCCCGAAAGGACCCCCAATGAAGATCTTCCCGTACACCACCGCCGTCCCCGCTGTCTCGGCCGCTGACCTCGGCTCCGGCTTCATCACCGCCCTGCGCCTGCGCAACACCTGTGACTACCCGGTCACGCTTGCCCCGGGCGAGCAGGTCGAGGTGACCCTGACCCTGGCCGACGTGCTCGACCTGGTGGCCGAGCTGACCGGCGCCCTGCGGGGCGCCCCGGGCGAGCGCCCGGGCGGGCCGGGCAACGTTCTCGACTCCCGCCCGGTCCCGCCCACCGCCCCGTCCTCTCCGCTGACGGCGTCCCGTGCGACGGGCTCCGGCCACGACAAGGAGAGGGCCCGCCCGTGACCTGGCACCAGCGCGCCGCCTGCAAGGGGCGCACCCCCGACTTCTTTCCGGCGGACCAGAGCACCGGGCAGAAGTGGGATGTGGTCTCCGCCCTCCGCTTGTGCCGGGGCTGCCCGGTGCGGCGGGAGTGCGGGGAGGACGCCCACCGGTACGAGACCGGCGCCGTCATTCAGGTGCGCGCCGGATGTATACTGCCCGAGCAGTACGATTCCCTCCCCCGAGGTGCGCGATGAACCCCCGACCCCGACCGCCCTACGCCGCAGCCATCGCCGTGCTGCTGCTGTCCGCCCTGCCCGGGCAGATCCCTGCCGAGGCGGACGCCGTCCCGGGAGAGGCGTGCTTCACCCGCACGTACATCTCAGGCCGCCCCGGGCCCGAGGTCTTCCAGGTCCCGGCGCCCGGCGGTCTGCCCGGCGCTGTCCCGGGCGAGGTCACCGTGACCTACACCCTCAGCGACGGGTACCCCGGGCGGCGCAACGCGACCCAGCTCTCCGAGCGGGTGCGGTTCACCGCCGTGCCCTCGGGGGCGGCGCACGTCACGCCCGACGTGCCGGACCCTGCCACCGCCGACAGCGCCACTGTCTCCGGCAGTGCCGCCCTCCCCGCAGGCACGACCCAGGTCCGGGCCGATCACGCAACGGACGGGCGCACGCCCGATAGCGTGACGGTGCAGTTCTGCCTGCGGGCGGAGGCCACGCCCACGACCACGACCGCCCCGCCGAGCACGGAACCGGCACCGCCGGTTCCGGACCCGGCCCCGCTGCCCCCGGCTACGCCGGTCCCGGCACCGGTCCCCGCCGTCCCCACGTTCACCGGTTGAAAGGACCCGCCCCCGCATGTCACGTCTGACCCCCGACCTCTCCAACCTGCCCGGCGTGATCGGCCTGTCCGGTCACTCGCAGTCCGGCAAGGACACCGTCGCCGACTACCTCGTCGAGGTGCACGGCTACCGCAAGATGGCGTTCGCCGACGCGCTGCGCCGTCTCGCTGCCCTGGCCGACCCGCCAATCGAGATCTACGGCAACTACTCGCTGACGTACACCAGCCTCATCGAGATCTACGGGTACGACGAGGCGAAGCGCCAGTACCCGGAGATCACCGCCTTCCTCCAGCGCCTCGGGCACGGGGCACGGGCGGTGCTCGGCGACGATGTGTGGGTCGACGCCCTGCACCGTGAGTCCGTGACCGTCCCGTACCTGGTGATCCCGGACGTGCGCTACGTCAACGAGGTGGACTACGTACAGGGCAGCCTCGGCTGGCTGTGGCGGGTGACCCGCCCAGGTGTCGGCCCGATCAACGCCCGCGAGTCCGAGACCGAGGCCGCGCTGCGCGACGCCAAGGTCACCTTCGACGAGGAGATCATCAACGACGGCGACGTCCCTGCCCTGTACGCCACGGTCGAGCGCGCCCTGCACCGGGCGGCACGGTACGCCTGATGCCTGCGCCTACCCCGTACACCGAGAACATCCTGCTCACCGAGGTAGGGCAGACCACGTTCCTGTCGCTGATCGAGCAGGGCGCCCGGGCGAACCAGGCGTGCAAGCTGATGCAGGTCCCGACCCGGTGGCTGACCGAGGCGCGGCGGGAGGACCCCGACTTCGACGAGCGCATCATCCTGGCCCAGGAGGAGAGCGTCGCCGACGTACTTGAAGTACTCAAGGAACGCGCGCTGGCCGGCTCTACCCGGGACGCTGAGATCTTCCTCAAGTACACCGTGCTCGACCAGCTCCAGGCGACCCGTGCCCGGGACACCCGGCGGGTGGAGGTGAAGACGGAGGAACGCGCCGAGGAGGTTCGCACCCTCGACCCTGCTGTCGTCGCCGAGATCCAGCGAGCACAGCGGGCGCTCGCCGCCGGCCGTCATCTCCTCGACGCCGAGGTGGTGGAGGAGTGAGCGGCCTGTTGACCCGGCTCGACAACTACGACTGCTGCGCTGATGACCCTGCCTGCCCCGTGTGCGAGGCGGGCCGGGAAATCGAGGCGCTGCGCTCCGAGGTGGAGCGCCTGCGCAGCATCGCCTACTTCAACCTGGTCGGACGGCAACGGTTCCGCCCCGCTGTCCGCTACGCCATGACCCCGAGGAGGGCGCCGTGACTGAAACTTGGCACTGCCGACAGATCCCGAACGGGGCAGACCCGATCGTGGTTTGCGAGAGAGAGGATCTCCAGAAGGAGATCGAACGGCTGCGAGCGGAAAACACCCTGATGCGTGCGGTCCTGCGAGAGATGGCCTGCACTGAGGCCACCCACGAGGACGTCTACTACGCCTGGGAGAGCATCGTTCGACGAGCGGATGGCGTCATTGCGGAGGTCATCAACGGTGCCCGCAGCGACTTGCTCGGATGGAGATGGTGGAGGCAACTGCCGCCCCACTTCCTCGCCGCCGCCACCCCGAAGGAGGACGACCGTGCCGAGTGAGCGCACCCTTGCAGACATCCGATCACAGTCAGGCCCGTTCCCCGACGGCCGATGGGAGTTCTACCTCTGCGGCTGCCACTACATGCCCGAGGACGGGCGGTGGCGCCTCTGTGGCCACCACGAAGGGTTCGACGCCTGCGCCGAGCGGGCCGACGAGTTGCAGGCGCTGATCGACGCCTATGCTGAGGCTTGCCCCGGGCTGACGTTGGTGTGTCAGCGCGACGCACGGGGGACCTGGGCCCGGTGGGTCGTCGCCGAGGGCAACATCCTCGCCGCCGCCACCCCGAAGGAGGCGGACCATGGATGACGACATCCCCTACCTCAGCGCGCCCGGGTCCTTCGAGTGGGACGCGGGTATCGAGTTCGGAAGCGCGCTCGACCGCCGGTTCCCCGGACAAGACGCCCACGAGTTCGGGCTGGCCGTGGCGTACAACGACCGAGGTCCCCTCGAACCGGACGCCCCTATACAGGCTCTGGTCATGGTCGTCCAAGGTGAACGTGACCGCACGGACTGGACGTGGCTTGTGCTCATCAATGGTACCTGGTGGGCGGCGACGGGCGGCTGCGACTACACGGGTTGGGACTGTCAATCGTGGCTGGACTGGTGCGAAGCCATTATTCGGGTGGTGGGCCCTGGCCGCTGACAACGACAACGACACCCTCAACGCCCTGCCCCGCCGTGCCTCCGCTGACATCGAAGCGGCCCGGCACGAGTGTGGGTACTGTGACACCGCCATCACCGCCTTCCGAGGGACGATCGTCCGATGTCCGTGCGGGCGGACGGCGCTGCACCTCCCCCTTCTCGGGGGGTCCGGTCCCCGCACCATCCACTACCCGCCCCCGGCAGCAACCGATAGCTAGGATGCGCCTAGCTATCACTTCCGAAAGGACCCCCATGCAGCGACCCTACACACTCCTCCCCTCCGACGGCACTGTCCGTAGCAGCTCCCAGCTCTACGCCGCTCTCCGCGACCTTCACGGCAAGGGCGGGGTCATCACCCTGGAGCCCGGCGAGTACGGCAAGCTCGACCTCTCCGACCTGTCTGGCACTGAGGCCAAGAAGCTCGTGCTCCAGGCGTCCGAGAAGGGCGCCGCCACCTTCTCCAACAGCCGAGGCGGGCTGGTCGGGTACTGGCAGAACGTTCACCACTTCCACGCCCAGGGCCTCGTGTTCCGGCCGCAGCCCGGCGCCGTGTGGGCGCTGGCCGCCGGGTGGATCAACCCCTACCCTGGCTCGCCACGCAAGTGCTCCGACGTCCGGTTCACCCACAACCTGGTGGACGGCGCCAACTGCAGCCAGGCCGTGTTCACGGTGAACGGCAGCAGCACTGACTGGGTCGTCCTCGACAACGAGATCATTGGCGGGGCCGGCGAAACCATCTACGTCGGGGGTTCCCCCAACTACGATGACCGCGGTAAGGTCTTCACCATCTCCCGCAACATCATCCGTGGCGGACCGCAGAGCCGGGGCGTCGGGGGCGGCGAGGCCATCGACATCAAGCCGCTGGTGCAGAACGTGGTGATCCAAGACAACCTGATCTACGACATGGTCGTCAGCCACAGCGGTGTGATCGTGGCGGCGCAGAACGACAAGATGAACGCGTACGCTGACGGCCTCGTCGACATCCTCATCCTCAACAACCACATCTACAACTGCCGCCCCTCGAACAAGGTGCCGAACGGCGCCACCTACTACGGGGCCAGCGTCATCAACCCGTGCTCCGAGGGCGTGGACGTGATCGGCAACGTGATCTGGGACTGCCCGGACCTCGACGCCATCAGCGTCGGAGGGATGACCGGCAACAACCGCTCCTACAGTGAGACCGCCTCGATCATCGAAGGCAACACGACGTGGAACACGAAGGGCTCCATCACCTATGGCGGGTACGGCGGCACGCCGACCCGCACCATCGTGCGCAACAACCGCGTGCACGTGCCGGTGGGCGGCGGGTTCCCGACCGGGTCCTCGGTCCGGGACAACGAGATCATCACGTCCTTCACCCCGCCGCCCCCGCCCGGGGACAGCGCACCGCCCCCGCCCCCGCCCCCTCCGCCGGAGCCGGAGCCGGAGCCCCCGGCACCGGCGCCGGACCCGGACCTGAAGGCGGTGTGGGACAGGATCAACTCGCTCACCATCGCCCTCGACGTCGAGCGCAGCAAGGTCAAGGATCTCCAGCAGCGACTCGGCGAGGCGGAGACCGTCGTCGTCAAGCTGTTCGACACCCACGAGAAGGTGCGGGCAGCGCTAGCGTGATCCGCCGCAGAGGGAACAACATCCTCCGGGACCGGGGGTATCAGGTCACTGATCCCCCGGCCCCGCCCTTCTTCTGCCCAGAGTGCGAGGTGCTCTGGGACCCCGCAGTGACCAGCGACTGCTGGCTGTGCGGGGTGCGAGGCATCGCGCCCTGGTACGGTCAGCTCCCCTCCACCCACGCGCTCTCCCCGGGCGCAGTGGTCGCCGACATCCTGATCGAGGCTCCCCCTTGGAACTCCCCGACGACATCAACTTCTGGCTCTGCGGTGCGGACGACCCGGTCGGGGACCCCGCCACGTTCGCTGCCTGGCTGACCGAGCAGCTCGCCGCTCGGCGACCGCTCTCCATCGACACCGAGACGACCGGCCTCGACTGGACGGTGCCCGGGTTCGTGCGCCTCGTGCAGTTCGGCACGACCACCGAGGCGTGGGCCGTGCCAATGTCATGGTACGGCAGGCTCGTGCACTGGGCGATGGCCCAGGTACGGGCGGCCGGCGTTCCGGTCATCATGCACAACGCCAAGTTCGACATGCACGCCCTCACCTCGGCGGGGTGCGAGCTGCCGCTGTGGCGGAACGTACACGACACCCGCATCCTCGCCTACCTGGAGCGGGCAGGGAAGGGCGCCTTCGGGCTCAAGCCCCTGACCACCGAGCTGTTCGGGACCTGGGCCGGTGAAGGGCAGCAAGTGCTGCGCCGGTTCATGGATCGGGGCGGGCGGTCGTGGGCGACCGTGCCGGTCGACGCCCCCGAGTACTGGGCGTACGGCGCCATCGACACGGTGCTGACCGCCCGCCTCGCCCGGGCCCTGATCCCCGAGGGCGCGGGGCTCCCGCCCCGGTACGTCGAGGAGATGGCGTACTCGGCGGTGATGTGGCAGGTCGAGCGCCGAGGTATGAGCGTGGACGTCGACTACTCGACACAGCTCCGCTCAGCGTGGCGCATCGAAGCGGGCCTGCTCGCTGATCGGCTGGCCGCTGCGGGCGTCGACAACCCGAACAGCAACCGCATCGTCGAGGCGGTGCTGCGGGACCTGGGCTGGGACCCTGACGAGTTCACCGACACCGGGCAGGCCAAGCTCGACGCGCCAGTGAAGAAGCGCCTGGCCCAGCTCGGAGGTCCGGTCGGCGAGCTGGCCGAGCAGCTCATCCGGTACCAGCGCCTGATGAAGTGGTCGACCGCGTACCTCGACCCGTTCATCCAGAGCGGCGGGACGGTGCACGCTTCGATCAACACGCTCGGCGCGAAGCACGGGCGGTCCTCGGTCTCGAACCCCCCGATCCAGCAGCTTCCCTCGAAGGAGCACAGCATCCGGGAGGCGGTCATCCCTCGGGCCCCCGACCAGCGCCTGGTGTCCGTGGACTACAAGGGGCAGGAGCTGCGCATCTTCGCCGCCTACGCAGGCGAGGCCGCCATGATCGAGGAGTTCCTGCACGGGTCCGGCGACCTGCATGCCCTGGCCGCCCGTACCGTGTACGGGCAGGACTTCACCGAGGCGCAGCGCTCCACCTCGAAGGCGGTGAACTTCGCCAAGATCTACGGGGCAGGGCCGGAGAAGATGGCGCTGACGGCCGGGGTGACGGTCGACGAGATGAACCGGTACCTCGCCCAGTACTCGCACGCCTTCCCCGGGGTGGACACGTTCATGGGCTCGGTCATTCGCCGGGTGCGGGAGCGGGCCGGGCAGACGAACGACGGGCACGTCGTCACCCTCGGCGGGCGGAAGGTGCACGTGCCCGCTGACGAGGCGTACAAGGGGATCAACTACCTGATCTCCGGGTCCGGCGCTGACGTCCTGAAGGACGCCGTGCTCCGCCTCGACGCCGAGGGCCTCGCCGAGCACATTGTCATGCCGGTGCACGACGAGCTGCTGTTCTCCTTCCCGACCACGGACGCCGCCGAGATGACGGCCCGGGCCTCCGAGCTGATGCTCGACACCCGCCTGTCCGTCCCGCTCACCGTGTCCGCTTCCTCCCCCGTCGAAAGGTGGTCCCATGCCAAGTGACCGAACCGCTGCTATACTCCGAGACGTGAACACTCCCTACCTTCCCCGGGTCTGGGTGGCCGTCGACCCCGGCAAGGTCTCGGGCATCGCTGTGCTCGCCGAGCACGAGCTGCCCCTGACCGAGCTGGCAGTACCTCGCGCCCCCGCCACCGCCGAGCTGGACCACCGCGAGACCGTGACCTACCTGCGCCGGCTCATCGGCCGGGCGAATCTGCGCGCCGATGAGCCGATCTCCCTCGACATCGTGGTTGAGAAGTTCACGATCTCGGACCGTACGGTGAAGACGAAGCAGGACCACACGGCCCTCGACATCATCGGGTGGCTGCGCTCCGAGTACACGACTGCCCCTACCGACGCCATGTGGGACCTGTACGAGCAGACCCCGGTGCAGGCGAAGAAGTTCTCGACCGACGCCAAGCTGCACCAGCTCGGCTGGTACCGCCGCACCGAGGGAGGGCACGCCAACGACGCGAGCCGCCATCTGCTCCGGCACCTGTGCTCGTCCTACATCCACCTGGCCCGCCCGCTCCTGGAGGTCGTGAAGTGAGAGACAAGTTCGACCTCGAAGGTCTCAACCTCCTGGTGCGGGACCGTATCCCGGAGAACCTGGAGTACCACTTCTACGAGGCCGACGATGGCGGGCTCGGGCTGGAGATCGCCGTCGACATCGCGGCCACGGCCGAGGTGCGCCCTGACCGGATGACCGCCTCCGAGATGACCGTCGACCAGGTGGCCGACGCGCTGCTCGTGGCGGCCACGACCGTCCTGTGTACGACGACCGGGTCCCTGGCCCGACTCCTGCACGTGCTGCACCTGGTGCTCGACGGGGAGGTGGACATCCCGCATGATCCGTACTGACATCCTCAACGACCAGTTCATCGTCTACGCCAGGCCGATCGACACCGAGGTGATGAAGACCATCTTCGGCGCCCGGTACTCCAGCAAGCTGCAGGCGTGGACCGTCCCGGCCCGGCTGCCGCAAGCGCTCCAGCTCGGCGACCTGTTCAAAGGGCTGCTCGTCAAGACCCCCGAGGTGACCGCGCACCTTCGGCGCCTCGTCGCCCACGAGGCGTCCGTTGCCGAGGCGAAGCGCCTCTCGTACGCCTTCTTCACCGAGGACCCGGCCTACAGCTACCAGCTCGAAGGCGCGCACTTCCTGTGCGAAGCTCGCACCGCGCTGCTCGCCGACGACATGGGCAGCGGCAAGACGCTGCAGTCCCTGTACGCCGTGGGCAGAGAGAACGCCTTCCCGGCACTCGTCGTGTGCTCGGCCAGCATGAAGTACAAGTGGGCCGAGGAGGCCGAGCGGTGGCTTCGAGGAGAAGCGGAGGCCGTCGTGATCGACGGGACCGTGGCACAGCGCCGTAAGCAGATCGCTGAGATCAGTGAGCTGACCGCTCACCGTGTCCCGGTCGTGGCGATCATCAACTACGACACCCTGATCCGTCACACCCGGCTGTCCGGGTGGGGAGGGGTGGACGTGAGCGGCAAGGACGCGGAGTCAAAGGAGCTGAACGCCATCGAGTGGCAGGCCGTCATCGTGGACGAGGTCCACAAGATCAAGGACCCCCGGGCCAAGCGCACCCGTGCGTGCTGGGAGATCAGCAAGCGGGCATCGGTCCGGCTCGCCCTGTCCGGCACCCCGGTCGTGAACAGCCCCGACGACCTGTGGGCGGTGATGCGGTTCGTGGCGCCCGAAGAGGCAGGGTCCCGTACTCAGTTCCGTGAGCGGTACTGCAACCTGCAGGTCGGGTGGCACGGCGGGATCGAGGTGAACGGGCTGCGGGAGGACCGCAAGCCCGAGCTGTTCCGCTGGCTCAACACCCGGATGCTGCGCCGCACGAAGGCGGAGATCGGATTGCAGCTCCCGCCCAAGGTGGTCGAGGTGCTGTCGCTGGACCTCACCACCAAGCAGGCCAAGGCGTACGCCGACCTGCAGAAGAAGATGCTGACCGAGCTGGACCAGGGCCTGCTCGTCGTGACCGACCCGCTCGTGCTCGTGAACCGGCTCCGGTACGTGGCCTCGGCAATGCCGGTGCTGTCCGAGGGCGGCGAGATCACGGAGCTGACGACCCCGTCCAACAAGATCGAGGCGCTGCTCGACATCGTCGAGCAGATGCCGGACGGTGATCCGGTCGTCGTGTTCGCCGAGAGCCGCAAGCTCGTCGAGCTGGCCGGTCGTGAGCTGGAGGCCAGGGGCCTGCGCTGCGGGTACATCACCGGCGCCGTGTCCTCGCAGCTCCGGGCCGTGACGGTCGAGGAGTTCCAGGCCGGGAAGCTTGACGCTGTGCTGTGTACGACGGGGGCCGGCGCCGAGGGCATCACCCTCACCCGGGCCGACACGATGGTGTTCCTGCAGCGGAGCTGGAGCAACGTCGCCAACCGACAGGCCGAGGACCGCATCCACCGGATCGGCGCCTCGGGAGAGTTCGCCCGCATCTACTACCTGATGTCCTCGGGCACGGTGGACGAGGCGGTCGAGGCAGCAGCGGCCCGCAAGGAGGGCTGGCTGCAGGAGGTGGTGCGCGACCGGGACCGGCTGCGCGCCCTGATTGGAGGCTCACTGTGAGTGCGAAGAAGCAGAAGCCCGTCTGCGGGACGGTCAACGCCTACCTCAGGCACCGGAGGGAGAACCCTCCCGAGGAGTGCGCCGAGTGCAAGGCGGCGTGGAACGCCTACTACAAGGAGTACCGCATCAAGAAGAAGGTGCAGGCGTACCGTGACGGCCTCCTCGCTGGCGGTGATTCCCGGCTGCGTCCGGACAGCCAGCACCTGAAGGACAAGGTGGACGCCTACGAGCTGGCGCTGCGCGAGAGCAGCGGGATGCTCGTGGCTGCGGAGAAGAAGCTCTCCCCGCCCAAGGCGTACGTTCCGCCCGCCAAGGTGACGAAGGTGACGCTGCTGTGATCTACGTTCGCATGTCCGAGATCCGGAAGTTCCAGCGCTGTCGGCGCTCCTGGTACCTGCAGTACCGTGCCGGTGAGCACGGCCTCGGGTACACCGTCAAGCGCGAGGATGAGACGCACGAGTCCTCGGGCCGCAGCCTCGGCACACTCGTGCACCAGCTCATCGAGGGCGGGGAGCACGGGTGGAAGGACGCCTTTGCCGCCGTGCTGGCAGAGGAGGGCGAGCCGAGCCCCGAGCGCGCCAAGGACTTCGCCCTCGCCGAGCGCATGGTGTCCGGGTACTTCGAGTGGGCCGCCACCGAGGGCCTCGACGTGGGCATCGAGACGGTCGGCCAGGAACTCAAGCTGGCCTACGAGATCCGCCCGGGCGTGACGGTCACCGGTACGCTCGACCACCTGTACTTCGACCCGCTCCTCAACGCGCACGTGGTCCGGGACTACAAGACCGTGCAGACCCTGACACAGACCCCGCACCAGGTGGACTTCCAGCTCCGCACCTATGCGCTGCTGGCGAACCTCTGCCTGCCCGACGTCAACGTCAGGGCCGGTGAGCACGTGCAGATCCGGAAGGTGAAGCGCACGGGCAGCACCGCCAAGCCGCCGTTCTTCGGACGGGCCCGCATCGCCATCGACGCCGACGAGGAGATCGTGCACCTCGCGCACCTCGCGCACGTGCTCCGGGACATGACCGACACGCTCTACGGCACCCGGTACTCCGACGTCCGGAGCCCCGTGCTGTACCCGAACCCGACCCGGGACTGTTCGTGGGACTGCGACTTCCGTGGCGTGTGTGCTATGGTGGACGACGCCAGCGACCACGAGTTTGCGCTGGAGATCGGGTACACTCCGAAATCCCCGACGACCAATGAAAGTGAGGGCAGCACCCTTGACGACGAATGACTACCGCCGCATCTCCGTGTTCGTGCACGGATGGTGGGGCAGCGGCAAGACCTGGTTCGGTCAGTCCGCCCCCGGTCCCCGACTCACCCTCGACTGCGAGGGCGGCGTCTACGACACGCCCGGGCACCACATCCCGTGGGACCCCCGGTACCCCATCCCCGAGATCCCCGACGACGTCGACCCCGCCACGGTCAACTTCGTCGTGGACATCCAGAGCTGGGCCGTGGTCCAGCAGGCCATCGCCGTGCTGAATGGCGGGAACCACCCGTTCGAGTCGGTGGTCCTCGACTCCCTGTCGGAGGCGCAGCGCATCCTGAAGGACAAGATCCGCCAGGCGCTCGGAATCGACATCGAGTCGAAGTTCGCCTACGACCAGTGGCACTCCCTGTTCGAGGCGATGTTCGCTTCGCTGCGGGAGCTGCGGAACCTGACCCGGCCCTCGGCCGCCAAGCGGGTGAACGTGGTCGTGGTGTGTGGCAGCAACGTCGAGGCCCTCCCGGCTTCCCCGCTGCTGCAGGGCTCGCTGCGCCGTGAGGTGCCCGGCCTGTTCGACATGATGGGGTACCTGACCTCATCCGTGAGCGCTGACGGCGAGGAGCTTCGGCAACTGCACATCGTGCAGTCCGACCTCGCCGTGGCGAAGTGCCGCCTGCACAACGTGAAAGTGCGGTACGGTGCAAGCATCCCCCACCCCGACATGAAGGAGCTGTTGCGGACGGTGAACGCATGAGCGCGCCCCCCACCCACGCCGAGGAGCTGGCAGCCGCCACGCCCCTCGACCCCATCGCCTGCCATGCTGCAGGTACGGTGCTGTCCCCCGACGGGCAGTCCGTGCTGCTGCAGATCGTGGGCTACCACATCGAGCACGGCGACACGCCCGTGCTGGTCAACATCTACCTCCACAAGTCCCTGGCCGACGACCTCGGCCTCGTCATCACCACCCAGGAGGGTGCCCCGTGAACCTCGCTGACCTCTACAACAAGGCGTCCAAGTACCGGGACGAGAACCCCGACAGCGACGACCGCTGGGAACCGCCCGCAGGCCTCGACGTTCTCGTCGAGGTCGTCAAGACCGGCGTCAACACGGCGAAGGCGTCGGGCGACAAGAGCATCTGGTACCTCTGCAAGGTCGTGGACCCATCGGCCTCCGACGAGGTCAAGGGCAAGGCGTTCATCGAGAGCACCTACTTCTCCTCGAACCCCGACCACGCCTTCATCCTCGCCCGAGGCATCGCCCAGCTCGAAGCGTTCGGCATCGCGCCCGCCGTCTTCCAGGCGAACCCCTCGATCGAGTCCCTCGCCGCTCTGCTCGTGGGCAAGCAGGCCCGGGTGAAGACGGCGTACTCGTCGAAGAAGGACAAGAACGGCAAGGCGTACCGGAACTTCAAGTACGTTCCGGTCGGGGCGGGGACCGTCACCGCCACGACGGCCCCGACCTCGGTCCCGGTCCCGGCCCCCCAGCCGGAGGCCGGCGACCAGCCGTCCCTGCCCTTCTAGGGCAGGCCGCCGCGCCCTGCGTGAGTAGGGAGGTGCGCTAGAGAGTTACAACGCTCTAGCGCCCGGGTTCGACTCCCGGAGCGGCACTATGCGGAGGGGCTGAGTTCAGAACCCGAGCCGAGACCTTGCCAGTTTCCCCCTCCGCAGATCGAAAGGACCCCCACATGCACCGAGCAGAAGCCCTGCAGGCCGACCCCGACGAACTCCGGCGGCACCTCAGCATCCCCTACGTGATGGAGGCGCACGGTCACTCGCCCGCGAAGGCGAGCGCGAACCGGTTGCACTACCACTCACCGTTCCGACCCGACACGAACCCGTCCTTCGACGTGTGGTTCGACGAGGACCGAGGGTGGCGCTGGGGCGACTACGCCGAGTCCACCCAGGGCGGAGTGATCGACCTCGTCAAGCGGTTCGAGGGCTGCAGCGACGGCACCGCCATCGGACTGTGCCGTGACCTGCTCGCCGAGCTGGTCGAGTCGGACTGGAAGGGCCCGACCCTCGCTCCCCGGGCCCCGTTCGATGTCCCGTCCGCCCTCGCCCGGCTCGACGAGGGCGCCGCTCTGGTGTGGGATCGCTTGCCGCAGATCCTCCACGACCCGGACCGGCCCGCGCTCGCCTCTGTCCCGGCGAGCTGGATCATCCAGGAGTTCCAGGTGTCCGGCGACACCGAGGGCTCCGGCGTCCTGATCCCCTACTACTCGCTGTCCGCCGGGGCCGTGTGCGGCGTGCGGGTGCGCGCCCTCGACGGCCGCAAGCTGTTCATCGACGGGTCCGACATCCGCGTCCTGTACGGCGAGGGCCGGGCCCTCAACGCCCCGGCAGACCTGCCCGTGCTGCTGTGCGAAGGCGAGACCGACACGTGGGCCGCGGCCTACCATCTCGACGGGCGGGTCCTTCCCGTCGGTGTGGCCGGCGCCGGGCACCTCCCTGACCGGTTCGATCTCTCGTGGCTGAGAGGTCGGAGCATCTTCATCGCCTTCGACGGTGATGAGGCCGGAAGGGCCGGTGCCCGGCGCTGGACTGACCACCTGATCGCAGCGGGTCACGATGTCCGCATCGTCCCTCTGCCGTCCGGCCACGACATCGCCTCGCTGCCCCCTGGCGCGGTGCAGTCGCTGCTGTTCCGGGCCCGGCCCGTGGTCGCCCCGCCCACCGACATCATCGAGGTCGGCAACGGGTACGCCAAGCCGCGCAAGGACGACTCGGTGCCCGTGTCCAACTGGCGCCTCGACGTACGGCGTAAGCTCGTGGGCTCCGACAGCTTCGCCTACGAGGGCGTACTGCTCCCGCACGGCACACCCATCGTCCTCCCCTCGGAGGCGCTCACCTCGTCGGCCGCCCTGTCCCGCTGGGCTCTACAGTTCGGGGGCTCGTGGAAGCGGGCAGGGGAGCCCGGCTCCCTGCTGGAGCTGCTGGAGTACCAGTCCATCTTCCTCCCCGAGGGCCGGCTTACCCGCCAGGTCGGGTACCACGACGGCGACTTCGTGTGGCCGACCGGGCACATCGGCACCGACGACTGGACCTACGTCCCGCCCGCCTCGAAGATCGACCTCACGGACCGGGTGGCCATCGTGGGCGGCGAGTGCGAACGCCCCGGCGACGTGCTCGCCGGGCTGTTCGCTCTGCACCGCCCGGACATCATGGGCCCGATCCTCGCCTGGCTGGCGGTCGCTCCGATCCGGCCGCTGTTCGACCGGTTCCCGATCCTCGCCATCTCCGGCGGGTCCGGCACCGGCAAGACCACGCTGACCGAGCGGGTGCTTCGCACCTTCTCGGGTAGCGACATCACCACCAACCTGTCGTCCACCACCCCGTACGCCGTCAGTGCCTTCTTCGCCACCTCGAACGCCGTGCCGATCTGGTTCGACGAGTACCGGCCGGGCGCCCGCGAGGACGCCAGGACCCAGCTCGACCAGCTCCTGCGGGACTGCTACACCGGGCAGGACAGCTTCAAGGGCGGGCTCACCGAGAACCGCGCCGAGGTGACCGCGGTCAAGACCAAGGTCCCGGTCGTCGTGACCGGTGAGGACAACTTCACCGAGACCTCGCACACGGACCGGATGATCCAGGTGCGGCTGACCAAGCAGGGGCGGGGATCGTTCGCTCTGCTCGACCAGCACCCGACCCCTGAGCGGTTCGCCTATACATACCTGACGTGGCTGTTAGATGAGGGCGGCCCGCAGCGCATCAACGAGCGCGTCGTGCCCGAGGGCCCTGAGGTCCTGAACGATCGACAGCGCTGGAACCTTGGCGTCCTGCGCCTCGGGTGGGAGCTACTCAATGCCTTCGTGCTGGAGTTCCACCCCGGCCGTACCCTCCCGCCGCTCGACCTGTCCGGCATCATCGACCGGGCCACCGAGTCGGTGGGCTCGAACCCGCTCCTCGACGCCATCCACTGGGCCTACGAGCACCCGCTGGCCGACTCGGTGTGGTCCGACGACGCCGACGAGGACCACCTGTACGTGTCCCCGTCGCAGCTCTTGGTGGACCTGCGCCGTGCGGGAAACGTGTTCACCCTGCCGACCGGCAACGAGCGCGGCGTGACCATGCTCCTGCGGGAGCAGCACGGCGCCGAGTCGGTGCGGGTGCGGCGTAACGGCGGGCACAGGATCAGGGCGCTCCGCCTCCCGCTCTCGGAGATCCTGGTACCCTGAGGGGTATGACTACCACGCTGAATGGCCGTCCGGCACCCGAGGACTACCCTCGGAAGCTGTGGGCGTGGGGAGGGCTCGACCCTGCCCGCGGTATCCCGTCCCTGTCCGCGACCTACATCGAAGTCCACCACGAGGGCGGAGGCCGTCCGCCGCAGTCCCTGACCGAGGCGACGCAGCGCGTCCGCAACATCTACAACACGCACCGGAAGACCAACGGGTGGCGGGACATCTTCTACAACCGGGTCCTCGCCCCCGACGGCGGGCTGATCGCTGCCCGTGACGGGATCTCCGAGTGGCCGTCGACCCGCCGCGCGCTCACCGTGCTCGTGCTCGGCGACCGGTCCCGTGACGGGCTGTTCCCCGCCGAGGCAGAGGCGCTGTACCGCCTCCGGCTGGAGACCGGGCTGCCGCTGCGCTGGCACCGTCAGCGCTCGAAGACCGCGTGCCCCGGAAGCGACACCATCCTCGACCTCAACGACATCAACCACAGGGCCGAGAACGCGCCCGTCGACTTCACCGCCATCGCCCGAGCGATGGTGCTGCAAGCGTACCGAGACGCATGGAACCATGACCCGGACCCGCAGGGCTGGGACTACTGGACCGAGCAGCTCCTGGCCGGTCGGGTCAAGCCGCACGAGCTTGGCGCTCACCTGCAGGCCGCTGCCGCATCGAAAGCCCCGGCCCCCTCGAAGGTGCTGTTCCCCCCGTTCCGGCCCGTGCTGCGGCAGGGAGCCCCGGCCCGGTACGCGCCGTGGGTGTCCGCCCTGCAGCGCTTCCTCAAGGTCGAGGAGTCCGGGTTCGGCCCGAAGACGCACCTCGCTGTCCGCACCGTGCAGGCGTTCTTCCACCTCGTCGATGATGGGGTGGTCGGGCCGCGCACCTGGAAGCTCATCGACGAGCTGAACGACAGGGCCCATTGACCGATGGCCGAAGCACTGATCCTGGGCATCGCGACGGTACTGGCGCCCCTGAGCGCCGCCCTCGTTGCCGGTGCCGTGCAGCTCTACAAGCTCCGGAAGGAGAACAGCGAGCAGCACGGGGAGGGCAGGGCCCTTCTGCGTGCCGTCCACGACGACGTACGTGTGCTGAGCACCAAGTTCGATGACCACCTACGTGACCACGTCACGTGGGCCAGAGAGGAATCTCGTTGAGCATCCCCCCTTCCCCGACAGAGCCCCGACTGGCGAAGCTCGAAGCCATCGCCCGCGACCGGGAGCTGGAGATCAAGCGCCTGCGCCGAGAGCTGGGCAGGGCCGGCGATGAGGTCGCTCGGATGGAGCGCATCCTCGGCCGGATCACGCAGCTCAAGTCTGCGGACCAGCGAATCCCGAAGTGGGTGGACCCGAAGCGTCGCCGCTCCGAGCACCACGCCATCCCCTTTCTCGTCCTGTCCGACCTGCACCTCGACGAGGTCGTCGACCCCTACGAGATGGACGGCCTGAACGCCTACAACCGGGTGATCGCCGAGGCCCGCCTCGACCGGGTCATCAACGGCACCGTCGAGGTGTGCCGCACCTACACGGCCGGGCTCACCTTCGACGGGATCGTCGTGGCGCTCGGTGGTGACATCATCACCGGCAACATCCACGAGGAGCTGGCCGACACCAACGAGGCGCCCGTCCCGGCGACCATCGTTTACTGGGTGCCGCTGCTGGCCTCCGCCCTGACCCGCCTCGCCGACGAGTTCGGCAAGGTGTTCGTACCGTGCGTGGACGGCAACCACGACCGGACCGGGAAGCGGATCAGGTACAAGCAGCGCGCCGAGAACAGCTTCGCCTGGATCATCTACCACTTCCTCGCCGAGCTTCTCCGCAACGACGACCGCATCACCTTCTCCATCTCGAAGGCGCCCGAGCAGGTGTTCCCGGTGTACGGCACCCGGTTCCTCCTCACGCACGGCGACGACCCGAAGGGCGGCGGAGGTATCGGCGGCGTGCTCGTGCCGATCAAGCGCTGGCTGGCGAAGAAGGCCAAGGTCCGCCAGTTCGACATCGCGGTGATAGGGCACTGGCACCAGCTCACCTACGCGCCCGGTCTGTTCATCAACGGGTCACTCAAGGGTTACGACGAGTACGCCCGTGGGCACGCGTTCGAGTTCGAGCGCCCACAGCAGCTCCTGTTCTTCGTCACCCCGGAGAATGGCGTCACCATGAGGACTAGTATCTTCGGTGACGACACCAGAGGCCACGAGCGGAAGCTCTGGCCGTAACCTGAAAGGCTGCCCCGTGCAGAAGAACATCGCCCGCATCCAAGTGATCCTGTCCAGCGTCGTGACCTGGCTGGTCTTCGCGCAGTTCGTGCTCGTGGCCGTGGCCGACGAGTTCCCTGGCGAGTACACCAGCTACGCGGTCAAGGCCGCAGCGGTCCTCGGCTCTGTCGTGCTCATCATCCGGAAGGTGTCCCCGGCCATCCCCGGGACCGAGGGCATCCTGCCCCCGGACTTCGGCAAGTCGAGGGAGGTGTGACATGGCAGGGAAGAAGGGCAGCGGTAGCTACCGCGGCACGAAGGTCAGCTCGACCTCGATGACCAACCCGGCCGCCAAGAAGACGAAGTCTGGCGGCGGCAAGAAGAAGTGACCAGAGGCCCGGGGTTCGCCCCGGGCCTTAGTCGTCTACCAGTGAGGGGCCCGACGTCACCCCGGTCAGCACCGTGCCTAGCATGTTGCGGGCGTCGGACGCGACCTGCGCATCGGACCGGATGTCCTGTGTGGTCGGGAACTTGGGCCGGCGCTGCAAGCCGACGATCTCCTGCTCGGTGAGCGTCAGCTCGTTCCACAGGGTGTACTGGGCGATCTCCTCCTGCGTGGGCTGGCGCCCGAGGAAGAGCTGCATGATGACGGTCAGCTCGGCGGCCCGCTCCCACGCAGCGTTCTGCGCCCGACGGTAGTCCTCCGGAGTGTAGGTACCGTCCCGCAGGCGCTCCAGCGAGTCGGCCCCGAAGATGATCCCGCGCTCGGCACGGGACAGGCGCTGCGTGAGGTAGGCCCCGATCTCCGAAGGCGACACGCCAGCGGCCAGCCCCTCGTTGAGGATCTGCTGCGCCTCGGGGAGCACCGGCCGAATCTGGCGGATGCGGTCAGCGCTCAACCCGAACCCCGCAGCGATCAGGTCGATGCGCTGCTCGACCTGCTCGTTGCTCAAGCCCTGGCTCTCGGCGCTCGGCAGGAACCTGTTCTGCGACGGGAGCTGCCCGGGCTGCGCGCCCCACTGCTCGACGTCGGTGTTCGTGGGCGCCCACGGCGCGAGCAGCACCAGGTTCGCCCGCTCCTGCTCGGACAGCGGGGGCAGGCCCTGCTGGGCGCGCTGCCGCTCGATGGCGAAGATCCAGTCGTCACGCATCCGTACGATGTCGGCCTCGGTCAACTCCTCGCTCTCGGCGAGAGGCGTCTGGCGGATCAGGCCACCGGCCTCCATCGCGTCAGCGCCGATGATCCCTTCCATCGCCCGAGTCACGTCTTCGGGCAGCTCGCCGTAGACGATCGCCTCCAGGGCCCGCGACTGAAGCTCCAGCGTCCCGGCCTGCTGCAGCTCCTCGAAGGTAGGAACGTCCACTCCCGCGTCTCGGAGCTGGCGGATGGCGTCGTACAGCTCGGAGGCGATGGCGTTGCGGGTGCGGTCCTGCCCCTCGGGGGTGAGCTGCAGGGTGTACAGGCCGGTGAGCGCGTTCATCAAGCGCACCGCCGCGTCGCCCTGGTCGTCGCCCCACGCCCCGAACTTCTCGCCCTCGCGCTGCACCTTGCCAACGACCGGGGCGAAGATGTTCGCGAACCGCACCCACTGGGAGCTGGCCGAATCGTCGAGACGAGCCATGCTGAACGGGTCCCGGCCGAACGTGCCGCCCATCAGATAGTTGACCGCGGTCGCCGGCCCCCCGGAGAACAGCGAGACCGCGTTTCCGAACCGCTCCTGGCGGTCGCCGAAAGCGAGCACCGGGGGCAGAGCCTTGTCCAGCAGGGGGATGGTGGAGGCCAGCGAGCCGAGCTGGTTCACAGCGCGGAAGGCGCCTACGAGCGGCGTGTCCACGTTGATGATGGCCCGCATCTCGCTGCCGCCCGGCACGGTGCGCACGGCGGTGTCTCGAAGCTCCTGAGCGTATCCGGGCAGCAGGTAGTTCTCGGCGTCCTCGGCGACCGGGAAGAACTCCTCGACGAAGAAGTCGGCGATGCGCTGAGCGTTCAGCACGCGGCCCGGGTACATGGCCAGGGTGGCGAACTGGAGGGCGGTGTTCTTGCGCATAAACGTATAGAACCTGCTCAGGACACGAAGGTTGTTGCGCTCGAAGTTCGTGAGGTCCGAGTAGTCGAACAGGTACTTGCGGACCCGCTCGGCTGCTACCTCGGGGGTCATGCCCTTGCGGATGCCGTCGATGTACAGGGCGAGGCGGGCGTTGTTCTCGATCGCCTCACCGAACCCGCGACCGGACGAGATGATGAAGTTCCGCTGCGAGATCGGGTTGAACCGGTCCGCCCGGGACCGGGTCTCGCCGAGGCGGGCCTCGGTGAAGATGTCACCGACCTTACCGCCGGAGTAGACGCCCATGTCGCGGGCTTCGAGGATGATCTTGGTGATGTCCTCGTTGAACCCGAGCGTGCGGGCCGCGGTGAGGAAGTCCTCGCCGGTCTCCGCCATCTGCTCGCGAATGGCGCTGCCCGCTTTCTGAATGCGGAACGCATCGGCGAACGTGCGCGGATCGTTGAACCCGGCGAGCATCATGTTGAAGATGTTGCCGGTCATGTTGCGGGCGTGGAACCCGAAGCCGATCAGCGGCACCGTGGCGTAGCTGGCCCACAGGCCGTTCCAGTCGTCGATGAACCGGCGGAACTTCCCGAGGTTCTGCTGGTTGTCGAGGAACCTGGCGGAGTTCTGGATCTCCTCGACCATCTCGTGGCGGACGTAGTGGCGGGTACCGTCCGGCGTGGTCATCCACACGTCGTAGGCACCGGGCGACACGCCCATCGAGCGGAGGTAGCCGGGAGCGTCAGCGATCTCCTTGGGCACGATGTAGGCGGCGCGGAACCCGTCGCCCACGGTGATGTCGGCGAGCGATCCGACGAGGTCAGCGCGCATGGCCGCCTCCATGGCGGCACGGTGGCGGATGGCGAACGCCCGCAGGACGTCGGTCTCGAACAGGTCATCGATGTCGACTCCGGCCGTCTCACGGAGCCACGCCCCTGCCTGCCGGTTCACCTCGAACAGGTCGTTGACGTCTTGCGCAAGGCCGCGCTTGAGGAGGAACCCGGACTGGGTGGTGTCGATGGCGTCGCGCCCGATGCGGTCCGCGATCTCGATACCCTCGGCGTTGAACGCCTCGCGGATGCGCTGGGCCGGTTCGCCGCCCCGGCGCAGGATGTCGTTGAGTTGGCGCCGAGCCCTGGCGGACACGACGCGCGGGATGTAGGCGTCCTTGACCTTGGCGAGCTTCTTCGGGTCAGCCCCGCCCCGGATCGTCGCCTCGTAGATCTCCTCGCGGATCTGGCGGACCGTGTCAAGTGCGGTCCGGACCCGCGGACCGGCAGCCTGGTAGATCTCGTCCCACTGCCCGGGGTTGGCGAGCGCCGTGTTGAGCGTGCGGAGGAGTTCTTCCCGGCTACCGGCCTCGCGGACCGCCTTGCGGGTCAGCTTGCCTTCGAGGCGGAGCAGCGCGTCCACGCTCTCCCGCTCGTGGCGCGCGATGTTGGTGGCGACGGTACGCTCGAACTCCTGCACGTCCGCCTTCGAGAGCCGGGCCAGGGCCGTGCGCAGCCGGGCGCGAGGCACGAGCGCGTAGCGGAGCGCCATCATCACCCGGGTGTCGAGCAGCCGGTCGATGAGCCCTGGGTCGGACAGTTCCAGAACCCACTCGGATCTTGGAATACGCTCGGCGACCTTCGTGCTCAGGTCCTCGGCGATGGTGTCAGGGTCGAACAAGCGCTGCGTCTGCTCGCTCATGTCGTCGAACAGGCTGCCCTGCACGGGCGTCACGAGTTCGTCGATGGCCTCGTCCGGAACCCAGTTGTCTGGGTCGAAGTTGGTGCCGGGCACGGTGCCCTCGAAGGGCAGCTCGTCCGCCTGCGCCGCTCCGGCCTCGAAGTCGGGTCGCGGGCGGGGCTGCGCAGCGACGGCCTCGTCCATGTCGAGCTGACGGGCCGCTCCCTGGTTGAGCGTGAAGCGCGGCGGGAGCGCAGCCTGGTCGACCGGCACCGGCAGCCGGGAGCCGACCCCCTCGGGGGTGAGGTAGATGCTGTGCTCACGAAGGCGGGGCTCCTCGGAGCGGCGAGCGAAGGCGTAGGTACGGCCGGACTCGGCGCGCACCTTGAAGGTGTCGGACACCTCGTCGTAGAAGGGCTCCAGGCCGCGGTCCTGCAGCTCCAGAATGAGCATCTTCTCGGAGCGGGTGATGTTGCGGGCGCGCGGGTGGTTCAGCGGGATCGCCCGGTCCAGGCCGCGCAGGTCCTGCCCGGTCAACCGGCGGGCGGCGACCTCGGGGTCCGGGGTCCAGGGCCGGTCGACGAGATCAGCGACCGAGTCGTCGGCGACCGTGCCCGTCTCGAACGGCACGGCCCCAGCGCCGGCCCTGGTCTGGGCCCCACGCCGGGCGTTGTTGGACCGCACCGCGGCCTGGGCGGCCTCGAACCGTCCGGCGCCCCGCGGGATGTTCGGCGTGGCGGAGGCGGGCGGCAGAAGCTCGGGCCCGGGCGGGGGGACGATCTCCGGGAACGCCATGCTGAGCTGCACCGGGGTGGCGTCCGGGAACAGGATCTCCAACTGCTCCTGTTCGATGACCCCGGGACGAAGGAACTCGGGAAGGTCCTCCTCGAACCGGATGCGGAGCTGGTCGGGGGTGGGCGTCGTCGAGTAGAGGACGTCCGGGTCGAGCTGGTCCTCGCCCCCGGCCCGCAGGTACGGGTGTGGGTCGCGGGCAGCGGTCTCGACGATGTCGATGAGGTCGTTGTCGGTGAGGTCGGCGATCTCCTCGACACCGTCGGCTGCGGCCTGCGCCGCGGGCACCTGCCGGTACCGGACACGGCCGGTGATCCCGGCGCGCTCCATGACGTCCCAGATGTACGGGGTGCCGGGGATGGTGGAGCCGAAGAACCGGAGCCCTCGCTGCCCTCCGCGCCGAATCCCGCCGAGGGCGCGGTCGACGCTGCGCTCGGCGGAACGGCGGAGCGCGTCGTCGGATCGGCCGAGGGCGCGTAAGGCGGTGCGGCGCTGCGCGTCGGGCAAGTCGCGGAGCGCGATGAGGCGCCGGGCGCTCTCGTTGAGCTGCGACCGGATGGTGGTCTCGACGAATTCCTGGGAGACGTCGTCGAGCGAGTTCCAACCGCCGACGCGGATGGCCTGGGCGAGCGCCTTGCCCGTCTGCCCGCCAGCGGTCTCCAGGAGCTTGAGCCCCCGCATGGCGCGGCCAGCGAGCCCGACGCCGAAGTAGGTGGTCGGGTCGGTGAGGATGACGCCCGCGAGGTCGAAGGCCCCGGCCAGCAGCCCGCCGTCGTCCGGGTCCCGTCCGAGCGCCTCGCGGAAGTTGAGAGTGCCGTCGTCGTCGATGTCGAAGCTGATCTGCTCGCCCTCGGAGGTGGTGAGGGTCCGCTCGGCCCAGTCCTCCTCCCAGTTGAACGTGTTGCCCAGCGACGACCCGGCGTACCGGAGCGCGTCTCCGGCGCTGATGCCGTCGTCCTGGTCGATCGCTGCGCGCACGCCCGCGATGGTGTTGAGCATGGCCTGGGACGGGCGGTCCAGGGTCTCCAGTAGGCCGGTGACCCCGGGGACGTCCATGATGTCCTTGAGCACGCCCTTGAGCCCGCCGGGCTCCGGGGGCTCGACGTAGTTCTGCTCCCACCAGTCTTCACCGGCAGCGAGGTCGACGTGCGGGCGGAGCTGGTCGCCGTACGCCTGCATGATCTGCTCAGCGAGCTTGCGTTCCTCCTCGCCGACGTCCGGCGAGGACTTGAGCTGCACGACGGCACGGGCGATGTTACGCCAGTCAGCGCGCTCTAGCGGGTCTTCCTGCCCGAGCTTCTCGAAGGACGCCATGACCTCCGCCTCCGAGGGCAGGGCGGGCGCCGGAGGGGCCGTGACGGGCTGTAGGCGGCGCCGCTCCCGGAGCGCCTCGATCATGTTGCCCCCGGCCGGAACGGACCCGGCAGGGACCGCAGGCATCTGGACGGGCAGCGGGGCGCCGACGATCGCCGCTCGGCGACGCTCCCGGAGCTGTTCGATCAGGTCAGCCATGACCTATCTGCCAGGGCCGACGATGGGGAGGCTACTGGTCCTGCCCGGATTCGCTATCGGGACGTTACTGGTCCGGCCAGGGTTCACGATGGGGAGACTGCTGGAGCGCCCCTTCGGGTTCATAATCGCCTGCCCTCGGGACTGCCCGGGCGCCCCAGCCGTGAGCGAGCGGTGGCCCATCGAGCTGATGAGCGCGGCGGATCGCTGCTGAGCGGCGAAGCGACGCGCGGCGACCAGCTCAGCGGGGGTGAGGCGCAGACCGCGCACCTCGCCGAACTTCAGGATCTGCTCGGCGGCCATACGGATGCGCGCCATCGCCGACGCGGTCGGAAGGGCGGGTGCCGCGCCGCGCGGCCCGGACCCGGCCACCCCGGGGGTGCCCTGGCGAGGGCCGGCGAACTGCATCCGGGCACGGATCTCGTCGGCTTCCGCCTGCGTGATGGAGCCTTGCGCCACAGCCGTGTCGATCAGGGCGTAGGTCTCAGCCCGGGCCTGCCCGGCGTTGGCCTGTCCGGACGCCTGCAGCCAGCGCTCGTTGGCGCCAAGCTCCTGCAGCAGGAGGTCCGGGTTGAGCTTCTCACCGGTCGTCAGCGCCTCCTCAGGGAGGGCGCCGAAGCCGCCCCAGTCAGCGCCTCCGCCGCCTCCGCCCCCGCCTCCGCCTCCGCCCCCGCCGGAGCGGGACGCCTCGATGGCGAGACGGGCAGCTTCGAGCTGCGCAGCGAGCGTGTCGCGCAGGCCGACGCTGGCCGCCCCGACCTGGTCCTTGTAGGCGGCGTTCGCTGCGGCGATTCGGTCCAGCTCCCGGGCGTGCGCTAGGGCACCGGCCTCGGCGTCCCGGCGGAACACGTCGGCGATCTTGTCGTAGTCCTGGGTCAGCTCGGCCTGCAGCGCCTCGGGGGCGTTGATCGCCGCGCCGCGAGCGGCGGCCTTCTCCAGGCTGGCGGCTCGAGCGGAGTCCTGCCGCGCCTTCAGCGCGTCGTACTCTGCCTGGCCCTCGGTACCCTTCTCGGCCATGAGGGCGAGCAGGGCCCGCTTCTCGTTCTGCAGGGCGTCGGGGACACCCTCCATGTAGTTCGTCCAGGTCGCCGGATCGCTCATACCAGGCTCTCCATCTGGCCGGTGGTGAGGCGCGAGCGAGCGGCAAGCTCCTGCTCGTCGCGCTGGCGGCGGATCTCGGCGATGCGCTGCGCAGCTTCGCGGTCGCCCGCGGTCTGCTCGTCGGACAGGCCCGTGTTGAACTTCAGACGCTCGACGTCGATGGCCCGGCGCCGGTCGGCCAGCTCGGCGAGTCGGCCACCGGACGCGTACAGGCCGCGGTTCTCCCACGAGGTGTCGGTGCTCTTCTCAGCCTGCTCCTGCTGGAGGTCGTATCCGAGCGAGCCAAGGTTTCGCTGTCGGGCGATACGGTCCACGAGGGCGGCCTGCTCGGACTGGATCTCAGACTCGCGCACGCCCTGGTTCCGCAGGAACGCCGAGAAGGTGGGGTCGGACAGGGTCGCGCGCTGCGTGCCCTCGGAGGTTCGCTTCAGCGCGGTGCGCAGGCCCTCATAGGTGAGAGCCCCGTTGCGGAGCTGCTCGGTCCAGTACGCGAGTCCCTGTTCGTCGGGGTCGCGGCCGAGCAGCTCCTGGTACGCCTTCTGCACGGCGACCGGGACGATGTCGAAGTTCAACGCCATACCCCGTAGGGTATCACGCAGGCCCGATGTCCTCCACGAGGAGCCAAGCCGGGTAGGCGGCGGCAGCGTCCAGCGTCACGGTTCCAGATCCGTTGGACCGCACGCAGCGCACCTTGTAGGTAACCGATCCGGCGCTGGGCGTGACGACCGCGAAGCAGCTTGTCTGGAAAGCGAAGGTCGTGGCGAGGCACGCTACCTGCCCAACGGAGATCGTGTTGTTGCTGCCGTCGGCGATGAGGAGCTGCGCGATGTCGTTGACGACCGAGGAGCGAAGCAAGCCGTGGACCTGAACGCGGTACTGTCGTCCACCCACAGCGGTCCAGGTGACCGACAGACCTGTCACATCGGCCAGGGTCGTGAACGTCTGCCCTGCCGTGATCGACGCCTTGCCGATGATCCCCCACGGTAGGTTGTCGGGCGGTAGCCAGGCCGTGCCGTTCCAGGTCAGCTCGTTGCCGGTGTCCGTTTCGTAGATGCGGTCCCCGGCCCGAGCACTGGTAGGGCGGGTAGTGGACGTGCAGGTGATGACGAACCGTTGGGTCGGGTAGTTGATGCGGTCTTCAATGGTGCGCTCGACGTCAGCGGCCTGTGCCTGTTGTTCCACGGGGAACAGGTGCGATAGCCGCTGACCGAGAAACAGGTCAGGGATCATTCGGGGAACACCTCGTACTCGACCAGCACCTTGCTGAACGACACACCGACCACGTTCACGAACTGCACCTGCATGAACGCCGAGCTGGCCGCGGCGGACGGCCACCACTCGACGCGGCCAGGCTTGCCGGCGTCGCCGGTCGAGGTGACGGTCAGGTTGTGGTCGGCCGCGGTGTGTGCGATCGTCTCCAGCGCACCGGTCTCGTTCAAGACGCGCAGGCTGAGCGTCGGGTCCTGGTAGTCGGTACCGTCCCAGTACGTCACGTCGGCCAGCACTCGCCGCACGCGCACCCGGTTCCCGGGGGGCGGCGCGAACTGCCGCAGCCACACCTCTCCGGCAGCCATGTTCGTGCCGGACGTGCCGTCCTGGTTGACGACCCCGGCCAGCTCCTCGACCTTGGCCGAGTACTCGTCGGTCGCCTTCGACGGCCGGTCCAGGCACACGTCACGGGAATAGACTGCGATGCAGTTCGTGGAGTTGTTCGGCAGGAGCTGCTCGTCCACGCAGACCCACATCTTACCGAACGCCTCGTCCGTGTTCACGATCCGAAGACCTGACCCTGCGGTCGGGTCGTTGCCGTATCCGGGCGAGTTGGTCGTGTCGTTCGTCCAGTACCAACTCCAGGTGAACGAGTTGTTGATGTAGTCGAGGCTGTGGAACCCGAGGTACGGGGCGTCGTACTCTGCCCCGTACAGGCTGCCGGTCGCCACGAACGGCAGCAGCAGGGCGTCCTCTTCGTGAACTGCAACCGGTCGAGTCGGAGCGATCGACGTGAAGAACCCGTAGTTCTTCACCTGCTTGTCGATGCTGGGCCGGACGTGATCGAAGTCGTAGCTGATGCTGTCGGGGGTAGCGACAGTAACTCCGAGCCCGTAGCGAGGGAGGAACCAGGCCATGTTGTGGAACACCGCAGCGCGCTGCCCGGGGTGCGGGGTGCGGCCGGTGTACACCTCGCGGAGGCTCCACGTCTGAGGGCTGTTGCCGGAAAGCGCGTACCACTTCCCGTTCCCGGACACGAACATCAAGCTGTCCCGGAACGGTATCATGGCGACGATGTCCTCATACCCGACGTCGAAGAACTGGGACACAGACGTGAACGTGGTGGGTGCCTGGGCGTCGGAGTAGTAGACCCGGTACCCGGTCGAGTACCCGCCGGTACCGAACGCCCGCCCCTTCCACAGCACCACCTTCGAGGGCAGCGCGGGCCACGTGGTCACGCTGACTGCGGCCGTCGCAGGCGACGCAGGGTTCCATGTCATGTTCGGCGCCAGGAACACGAGGTTCGGGCGCATGTCCTGGAAGTGGAAGGCGGCGTTGCTGGAGTAGAAGTTCGTCTCGCCCTGGTGCCACGGCCCGTAGTCTGGGTTGGTGCCTGCGAGCGGCATGGACCCTGCGGTCCAGGCGGAGGTGAGGTACTGGAGATACCAGGGGTTCGAGACGGCCCCTGAGCTACTGTTCATGAAGACGAAGACCTGGGTCCAGTTGCCTGAGACTGCGTTGTACTGTTTGGCGATGAAGAAGTCGAGACCGGTGGCGAAGGCGCTCAGGTTCAGCACGCCGCTGTAGATGCCGTGCGTCGCCATGCGCTTGAGATACGGTCGGGGCCCGAGGCTGCCGTTCGTGTAGACCTGCATGTTGACGGCCTGGTAGTCGCTGGGCTGCCCCTGACCTGGCAGCAGGCCCTTGCCGAACTGGCCGCCCTGCCCCCAGTCGGCGTACTCGACCGGGATGAGTCGGTTGCGGTCCACGGCTAGAACTCCTCCCAGTCCGATCGCCACTCCGCAGTGATCGGCCCACGGGCGCGGTTCACCTCGTCAGCGACCGCACTGAGCAGCTCGTCGTACTCCTCGGCGATCATGTTCGACAGCCCCGTGTCCTTGATGCGCACGGACGCCATCTTCGCTGCGGCCAGCACCACCAGGTCCTCGGCCAGCGCGTCGATGAGCAGCGTGTCGCTGTCCGCCGACAGCACCGGCTCGTTCCGCAGGAACGTGTGCGTGAAGGTCAGGCCGGAGGTGGCCGGTCTCGGCGCGAGGATGATCTTGCCCCGCTCCGTGGTGAAGAAGAACGGGCGGTCCGACGTGTGCTGCAACCACCGCGTCATCGAGCGCGGGCGCTTCTGCGGGATGTTCAACCCGTAGGCGTCCTCGACGCGCAAGGTCGCGCGGTAGAAGGCGCTGACCGGGGCGTACTCGGCTTGGCCGGCGACCGACGTCAGGGTCTCCTGCTCGACCAGCCACGGCCAGTCCCGAACAGCAGACACCTTCCGGGCCCCGGCGTTCACCAGCGAGGTGAGAGTCGCGCTCGGGAACATGCCGTCCGTGGACGACAGCCCGAGCCGCTCCAGCACCCGCGAGCGATAGGTTGCGAGCGTGGTGGTGCTCACCGGGCCCGCCCCGGGATGTGCGGCACAGTGTCGACCTGCGCCTTCCGCTTCAACGTCTTCCGGCGCTTGAGCTTGCCCGAGAGGTTGGCAGTGGTGCTAGGCCACTTGACTTCCTCGGCGGACTTGCACGCCTTCAAGCGCGCGTCGAGCACGTCCTTCTCGTCCATACCCCGTAGGGTATCAGACCGCCCCGTCCTTCTGGAGCGCCCACGACAGTCGCTCGTAGGCGGCGCCCCAGTGGTCCCGGTACTTCTTCTCGCGCTCGACGCGCACCCGGTCGTTGTGGGAGTCGACCTCGTCGAGGATCTGGGTGATCGACTTACGCCGTAGGTCCCCGTCCCGGAGACGAGCGCAGAGCTGCAGAGCGGCGGAGTGCGCGTCTCCGAGCGTGGCGGCCGGGCGAACCATGACCAGCACGGCGCGGCCGTCGGGGCGGGTCTCCCAGACCTCCCACTTGTCTTCCAGCTTGTTGTACGCCAGGGTCAGGTAGAGGTCGCCCTCCCACCCGATCTCTGGAACGCCGTTACGGAGCATGGACTGGATGTGCTCACCGACCGTCTCACGACCGAGGAGCAGCTTGCGGGGGTCGGTGGTGGGGGCTACCGGCTTCATACCCTGCAGGGTATCACCGCGGGAACGGGTGAGGGCCGGGCACTACAGGCCCGGCCCTCTCTCCCCGTTTCCCCGACGGTCTGGAGTCTACTTCCCGAAGACGAGAACCTCAACGTCCACGGCGCTCTGGTCCGAGGCGTTGGCCGCCTCGGCTTCGATGCCCGACGTGCCGTCCTCGACGACGACCAGGAGCTTGCTGTTTGCACGATCCCAGCGCACGTTCTTGGTGACGACGTCCGGGACGCCCAGGACGATGTGGCTGATGCTGCCACCGGGCAGCCCGAACAGGCTGGCCGTGACCGCCTCGCCCCCGGTGGGGTAGCTGCTGTCGAAGGTGACCTTGCCGCTGACCGCGACTCGGTCGCCCACGACGAAGCGGGTGGACTCGGTGAAGGTGAGTGCCATGATCTCCCCTATCAGCCCGTGGTCGCCAGGTCGGTGATCTTGAAGTGCGCGTTGCGCCGGTCCGTGGCCAGCACGTGGTCCTTGTACAGGAACGCCTCCCAGGCGTCCTTGTTCGAGACCCGGCTGAGCACCGCACCGTCGTCGTCGGCCCACTGCCAGTCCGCCTGAACGAACTCGATCAGGTGCTGGGTGTTGACACCGAACGCGGTGTTCTCGGGGCAGTCCCGCTCGGCGATGAGCGCCAGCGAGGTGTTGCCCACGTTGACGCCCGTGCCCTTGAACCCGCCGACCAGGTCGACGTTGTCCTCGTAGCGCCGCTGGCTCTTGAGCTGTGCGGCGAAGTTCCGGCGCACACCGAAGCTGGTGATGACCAGGTTCGGGATGACGTTGCCGGTCTCCTGCGCCACGTCGTCCACGGCGCGCTCCAGGAGCACGTCGGTGAAGGCGCGCGTGGTGCCGCCGTTGCTCAGCTCGACCGACGCCCACTCCGGGTAGGAGCTGGGGTCGATGTTGAACAGCGAGCCCGAGCTGTCGATGATGGCCTGCAGACCGATGATCTCCTTGGTGGTACCGGAGCCGGTCTTGCTGCCCGCACGGGTGACGTAGTCCGAGCTGTTGGTGGTGATCGCGGACCCGATCGTGATGGTCTTGTTGGTGCGGTCGACCGCGGTGATCTCCGCCCCGGCCACATCTGCGTCCGGGTCAGCGAGGGTGCCGATGTCGACGAGCATTCCGACGTGGAACTGCCGCATCTGCACGTCCGTGGTGGTGGACGCGAGGACGACGGTCGTTGCCGCGCTCGTGGTGCCGCACTGGGCGATGGTGCCCTCCAGGCCGTTGTAGCACTGGCGGTTCAGGTCACGACTGATGTCGTCCTTGATGCGCCGCATCTCCGAGTCGAGCAGCCGTTCGAACGACCCTGCGTCGGACTTCGACGCCCGGATGGCCGGGCCCGAGATCTCGATGCGGGCGTACTGGTGCTTGACCGAGATGCGCTCCTCGGCGTAGCCCTGGTGACCGGCCGTGGGCAGGTTGTCACCCTCGGACCGGGCACCAACGCCGCCGGAGCGCCGCAGGTGGACCGAGAGGACCGCGCGACGGCCCTCGATGTCCTCGGTGTTCTTCTCGACCTGAGCGAGAAGCATGTTCTCGTTGTTGAGCTGCTCCCGGACTACCGGCTGGTAGTCCTCCTTGAGGGCGGAATCAGCGTTGGTAAGGCTCTGAGCCATGATGGGTGCCTCCTAGGCGGTGGATTCGTGGGTTCCTTCCGCTCCGGGCACCCGGCCCGTCACTTACCGGCCGCGACTCCCGGTCGCTGGCCTCAGTTACTTGTATCACACAATAGTTGCGTGACGCAAGTATCCTTGCCCCGTACGTGAAAAGGCCCCCCGCCGAAGCGGGGGGCCCGGTCCGCAGGTAGCGTGCGGCTACTGTCCCGGCTGCGCGGTCTGCCGGAGGCGCGCCCGCATCCGTGCCCGCGCGTCGGAGAAGCTCTTGGGGGTCTCGTCCACCGGGGCCGTGCTGGCCCCGGCGCCGCCCGCGGTCGCGGTGACCGGCCAGGACTTGGCGGGGGCGGGAGCGGGAGCGGGGGCGGAGACGGCGTCTGCCGCTGCCTCTGCCGCAGCAGTGGTCTCCTCGGACGCCGGGGCATCGGCCTCGGCCGCGCTCAGGAACCGGCGCACGCGCTCGGCCGCAGCCGCCACGTCGCCGTCGGTGAAGTGCGCGGCCTCGTACAGGGTGCGGGCGTAGCCCTCGGAGCCGGGCTCGAACCCGGCCGCGATCACCTCAGCACGCACGCCGGAGATCGCCTCCTCCTGCTTGCGCTGCTCGCGGTCCGCTTCGAGCGCCTCCTGCACGATGCGCGCCACCTCATCGGCGCTGACCGTGCCGGTCTCCTGGTCCTTGACTTCTTCCACGTGGGCCTCCACTTCCTGCTTGATGGCCTGCGCCCACGGGGCACCGGCATGGAACTTCTCGTCCCCGAGGAGCTGGTAGCTCACGTCACGGAACTGGGTTGCTCCGCGCTCGGGGTCCTTGTCGAGCGTCTCGATCATCTCCAGGAGCGCCTCGCGCTCCTCGGGGGCGTACCCGGAGAACGCCTTGCGGTACGTCGAGGACTCCAGCCGGTACTTGGCGGCCTGGTCACGGAGCTTCTCGACGTACGCCCGGTCGAAGGCGTCGCCTTCGGGGAGCGCCTCGGGGATGTCGTCGGCTGGCGGTGCAGGGGTTGGGTCTGTCATGCGGTAACGCTTCCGTTCGGGGAACAGTTTCCTGGCTAGGTTACATGCCCGGGGCGAGTGCCCGGATGTCGTTGATGATTTGGTCGGTCATCAGGCCCGGGTCGATCATCTCCTCCGCTGTCGGCAGAGGGGTGGTCTCGGCCGGAGCACCGGACGGTGGCACGCCCCCGTCGGCCATCAGCGCAGCCATGACCTCAGGGGGCAGCGGCCCGTCCGCGTTCGGCGTGGCGGCCAGGGCCGGGGACAGCGCCTTCTGCGTCTCGGCACGGCCCGCCTCCTCGGCGGCCATCACCTCGTGGGCCTTGACGTGCTCGTCGACCGTTCGCTGCTCGGCCTCAGACATCTGCTCGTAGCGCTCCGACATCCGGAACTCGTTGTGCACCTTGATGTGTACGTCGTGCGGGTCGAACGTCGCGGGCAGCACCACCTCGCTGAGCGCCATCTTGTGGTTCTCGCGGATGGCCTTGGCGACCGGCTGGTTCACGACCGTGAGCAGCTCCTTGTGGCCTGGCAGCTCGGCGACGCGCGCGTACTGCACGACGTCCTCGATCAGCCCCATCTCCAGCGCCTTGTCGGCGAACGCCTGCAGCGCCGCCCGCGAGCGGGGGAGGATGGCGTCGAGGGGGACGTGAGCCTCGGTCTGGCCCATCAGGTCCGAGCCCTTCCACTTCAAGTGCTGTGGGCCCGAGTTCATGTAGACGGTGGACTCGCGCTCGGTCCTGCACTCCTGCTCGATGAGCTGCAGGTACATGCTGCCCACGGCGGAGAACACGCGAGCCGTCTCCTTGATGAGACGGCCGATCGGGCTCGCGTCCTTCTCCGCCAGGATCGAGATGCCGTACCCGGACTCGATGTTGGCGGGGGCGATGCCGCGGGACACGTCGTGGACGTGGAGCAGGTCGTCGAGCTGGTTCGCGAGCTGGGTCGGCATCTCCCGCACCCACCCCGGGATCTGCGGGGGCGGGATGAACCCGGGAGGGGCGGACCCGTCCGGGTACACCATCACCTCACCGGGCACGTCCCCGAGCTGATCGAGCATGTGGATCGCGGACGCCGGGACGGCGATCCTGGTGTTGGCCACGGACCGGAGGTGTTCGAGCAGGTTGGACCACGCCAGGTTGAGGGCGACCTGTACGGGACGGCAGTCGTTCAGGATGGTGTCGCCGTACCACAGGGTCTCGATCAGCGTCTCCCGGCCCACCGACAGGTTCAGCCGGTCGCGCCACGGGAACTCCCACTTGCCGTACTGGACGATCTCACCGTTCACCTCGACCAACATCCGCCCGTCCTCGCACAGCGGGTTCGGGCGCTCGTAGTACGTGTACACCGCGGTCAGGGGAACGTCGGTCTGCTGGTGCTCCTTCATCAGGCGCCGCGAGAACTGCGTCGTCCCCGTGTTCGCGTCAGCGGCCGGGTCGCGGAGCTTGAACGCCTCCGGGAACATGGCCTTCACCTCGGCGGGCGGCAGGAGCTGTAGCTTGATCCACCACCGGGCGCGCTCCGGGTCGCGGGTGCCGGGCTCGACCACGAACTCGGGGATCGCCAGCACGTTCGCCACCGGGTACTGGGTAGCTGGGTCCCACTCCACACAGATCGCGCCAGTGCCGCCCTTCAGGACCGTGTAGCCGAACGCCTCGCGCTTGACCTCCCAGTCCTGCAGTCGGCGCGTCTCCTCCAGAATCGCCTCGCCGAGCTTCGCGGCGGCCTGGGCCGCGTCGTCGCCCGCCGTCGGCAGCACCTCGAAGGACAGCTCGCGCTGCGTGAACGTGGAGATGATCGCTCGCACGTTGGTTCGCATCCGGTTCATCGTGGCCTGGATGCGGTCCACGTCCTCGGGGATCGGCTCGATCCGGCTCGACACCCGGTTGAAGGTGAGCCACTGGTAACCGAGCAGGAAGCTCGTGTTCAGCCAGTAGTTGCGGCACGCGTCGCGGGTCTGCTCGTACCCCTCGGCGTAGCGATTGCGGACCCAGTCCCGGGGCGCGTCCTTGTCAGCCATACCCCGTAGGGTATCAGAACCCGCTCAGCCCGAGCGGGATGTCGGAGCTGGTCGGGGGGCGGGGGTCCGCGTCCGGAACAACCGCGGAACTGTTGCTTCGCTTCCCCGGCTCCCCGGCGGTCAGCACGGCCGTCGCCACGGACTGTGACGGGGCCACGGCCGCGGCCAGGACCCGGCGCTGCTCATCGAGCAGCCGGTTCACCAGCACGATCGTGCCGACGATCTGTGCCACCGACACGAACCCGAGCACCACGGCGAGGACGATCATGCCACCGCCTCCCCGGTCTCCGCCGCGCGCTCCGCCAGCTCGGCGGACAGCGTGTCGGTGAGCTGTTCGAGCTGCCGCACCCGCTTGACTAGCCGGTCCTTGTCGCGCTTCAGGTCTCGGTTCTCGTCCCGCAGCTTGCGGGCCGTGGGCACCGACAGAGCGCCGAGCTGCGTCGCGGCCTCCAGGACGCAGACGTTGCACACGTCGAAGTGGCCCTCGTGCTCGATCCACGCGAGCCGGTGCGCGCCCTTGTGCTCGGGCATCACCAGCCCGCCGCACACGCAGCACGTCGCACCGTTCATGGTCGAGTTGTCGAAGTCGGGGATCTCTAGGATCGGCATGGGGGCCTCCGGGGTGAGCGATCAGATGGAACCGAGTCTACCCTGCCAGATCGCCCGCCGCCGTCCACCCGTCTGGAAGCGGCGCTCGTGGCGGGGCACCTCGGCCGGTGCCGCGTCCGGCGTGGCCGCCTTCGACGGGTACCGGCGCACGTACTCGACAGCGAAGCTACCCGTGTCGACCTGGTCGTCGTGCCGGGTGGCGTGCGGGAACCCTGCGTGCTCCTCCAGCCACAGCGAGATCCACGGCGCCTGCTTCGGGAAGAACACCTTGCGGGCCTTGCACATCTCGATGTACGGGGCGGCGCGCGTGAAGTGGTCGCCCTTCATCTTCATCAGCTCCATCATCACCCCGGCGTTGCGGGCGTTCACCGCGTGCGCCAGGTTGATGCCGAACGTCTTGTGCTCCACGCCCACGTGGCGCACGTTCCAAGCCCGGCACAGATCCAGCACCCAGTCCGCCTGGACGTCGGTCGTGATGCGCTGCCGCTCCCGCCACACCAGGAACAGGTTCTGGGTGGGGATGTGGAAGTCCCACGCCGAGAAGACCGTCCAGTCGGACCACGTGTTCTTCGTAGCGGCCACGTCCATCGTGGCGAACCGGACGCACTCCTCCGGGTTCACGGAGAACCAGGAGTCGCCGAGGTCGTCGAGCGTGACGTAGATCTTGTCGCTGTTCTCGTACAGCATCATGCGGTTGAACGCCCCGGTGCCCCCGGCCGTCGGACGGCCCTGCTGCAGCGCAGCGAACACGACCGGGTCGTGCGCCTGCTCCTGCAGCAGCTCGGCCCGGGTCTTGATGGCCGGACACAGGGCGGCGCCCTCGGGGCGGTGCAGCGGGTCGTTGGTCGGGTCGTCGCAGATCGCGGGCAGGTGCAGCAGGTACCAGTCCGGCCGGACCGTTCCGTTCTCGGTGAGCACGAACCGGCCGGTCAGATCGTCGGTGTGCCAGCGCGTGAACATCATCACCTCGACCGGGTAGCGACGGCCCGGGATACGGGTCTTCCGGGACCGCCACGTCGAGGTGTACCAGCGCGCTGCGGCCTCCCGGTTCGCCTGCGAACTGGCGTCCGCGAAGGACTTGAACGGGTCGTCGATGATCCCGAACTGGAACCCGGTACCGGTGATCGCGCCCTCGCGGCCGACCAACCGGACCCCGCCGCCGGTGCGGCGCACCTCGTGGAACTCGTCGCGCTCGGAAAGCTTCGCGGCCGGGCGCGGGTCACCGGACAGCTTGAAGTGCGAGGAGCTGGCCCGGGCGCCGCCTTCGAGGGCGTAGCCAAGGAAGTCCCGGTGCTCGTGGACGGCGCGCCGCAACCACGTGCCCCACTGGCTGGAGGCGAAGTCGTCGGAGTACGTGGCCAGCGCGATGTCGTGGTCCGGGTAGCGGAGCCAGTACCACAACGGCGTCCACTGCGACACGATGAAGCTCTTGCCGTGCCGGGGCGGGAGCGCGATGGCGAGCTGGAAGATGACGCGCCGGGCCCCGACCTTCTCGGGGGCCTCGACGTCGTCGGGGTGGACGGCGAAGAACTCGACCGCGTTCGGGGGGATGTCGGGCGCGCTGGCGGCCCGGTGCAGCTCGCCGTCCTGCTCGGTACGGTACAACCAGACGCCCTCAGGCCCTGGGCCGTCGCGGTACAGGCGGTACTCGACGAGCGCAACCACGGCGTCGTTGATGAGTTCCGAGTGCGGGTAGCGGATCGTGGTCGGCTCTAGCAGCTCGGCCAGATCGAGCGGGGACCGCACCGCTGCGACCCGCTTCAGGTCCCGTACGTACTCTTCCGCCGCCTCAGGGGAAAGCGCGGCGATGTCTTCGGCGCTGAGAAGCATACCCCGTAGGGTATCAGGGCCGGCGCGTGACGTTCCGCGGTTCCGGTCGTGCCGCTGCGCGCTCGCGGATCTCCGCCACGGCCGCATCACGAATCGTCTTCTGCGGGCTGCGCAACGCCGCCTGCAGGCGGGCACGGTCCGACCGACCCGCTGCGACATCGGCCGGCTTGACATGCTTGGCGAGCGCTGCGTCCATCCACTCGGGCCTAGACTTCGGGTTCATCAGGCACCTCCGCTGCGATCGCATCCAGCACCGACGGGTTGCCGAGCAGGTACAGGATCGTGTCGACCTCGGTGCCCTTGAGCCGGTGATCGTCATAGACGTACAGCCCGTCGTACTCCGCAGGAGTCACCAGCATCACCGCTTCGGGCACGTAGCGGATGACGGTGGCACGCACCTCGGGCGTGGTGATCAGCGCGTACTGTTCTGGTGTCAGGACCAGCCTGCCGCCAGGAGTGCCGCCGTCTTCGATCATGCTCATGCTGCACCCCAATCGGCGGCGATGGCGGCAAGCTCCGAGGCGGTCAACGCCTCCCGCCAGATGTACACGGCGTAGAGTTCAAAGTTAGCGTAGAACCCTGGCGAGGCAGCGGAAGATGCGCCGATTCTGACGGGAAGCGCATTGGAACTGTCGCCCTGCGCCGAGCCATCGATGGTGCTTGTCGTTGAGTCAACATACGAGATCAGATTACCGCCGCTGTTGATCGTGCCAGCGATCATGGCTAGATCGCCAGCTGTCCATCCGATGTTTGGGGCGTTCGTTACCACATAGGCCGTGCCGTCGGCGCGCGCGATGAAGATTCGATTGATGCCAGACGCTTGAGTTGCCTGACTGAGTTGCCATCCAGCAATCGTGTCGGCAGATGCAATCGTGTTGCGCTTTGTCACCAGGGACGCATTTGGAGAGTTATCAAAGTTCCGCCCGACCCACAGCACGGTGAAGTCCGTGGCAGCATCCAAATCCAACAGTGCGTTGTCGGCCACCTCGATGTAATCGTCGGTGCCCAGCAACCACTTGTTCGCCTCGACCACCGCCGTCTTGCGGCCCGACGTGGCACGGTTGACCGTCACCGTCTGACCCGTGGAGGCCGTGAACGACGTGTGGGTGGCGTTGACGGGGTCCGTGGCGGACCAGTCAAGAACAGCGGCCCCGTCGATCGAATGGCGCACGACGAACCTGAACAAGTCCTGGGCGGGAGATGCAGCGTTCGCTGGCATGTAGATGGGGGCCGTCCCCGCTGCGGTCCATGTGATCGCACCGGCAACGGTCGCCCCGCCCAGCGACGTCCACGACGTCGGAATCGACGTCGAGTCGGGGGCGTAGAACCATTCGTGAACGCGGTTCCCTGCACCGTCATCCGCATCAAGCGTGAAGCGAAGCCAGTAGGTCGTGCCGCCGACAAGCCCAGCCGTCGCCAGATTCGTTGCCGCATCCAGGTCGAGCACAGAGGCTGTCGTGCCTGCTGGCCAAATCTGGGCACGAGGCAGGCCAGTCGTCAATGCTCCGACCAACCAGTACCGGTCAGGGTCAGCAAAGGCCGTCTTCTGCCCGAAGATCTGCGTTGCCGACAATCCCGACCAGGCGGGGAGTCGGACGCGAACCAGGATATCCAGATCGTCGGTTGGGATCTGGTTGGCGGCATGAGCGACGCTGAGATTGTTCTGCGACGCTCCCGTTGGGATATGGACGTACCGTTCGCCCTCGTACGGCAACCACAGCGGATCGGAGTTGTCCGAACCGCCAGGCGTCACCGTCCACGTCTCGCCGGTCGTGGAGGAAACGAAGGACAGGCTGGAGAAGCTGGCGTCGCGGGAGGGGTTGAACTCCGCCAGCACGTTGTTGCTGGCGTCGAGCACTCGCGCCCAGCCGATCAGATCAGAAAAGGCCGCCCCCGCTCCAGCGCTGTCTAAGCCCCCGACCGCGAACTTCGCCGTGGACGTGGTGTTCCAACCGCCAGCATTCATCGGGTCGGTCTGCGTTGACTTCAGCGACCAGGCCCCCGCTTCCCAGGTGTACCACTTGTACGTCAAGGTCCCAGGAGGTGTTTCTGTCACCTCAAGGCGAATGCGGCACCAGTTCCCCTGAGTGACATTCATGATCGCAGGACTGACGCCGCTCACCTGTACGTTACCCGACGAGTCGTAGGCGGCGAAGGCAATACTGGACGAGCCGCTAGACGTGTACACCTGCCAGCGTCGGTTCGGATTGGCGGCTGTGTCTTCCGAGATGATCGCCCCGAAGTTGGCGAAGTTGCCGGTCGGCCAACGAAACTCGACTTCGATAGCGCCGCCGAGCGGCATCCCCGCAGGGACGCTCGACTGGCACGGTCGGACGTGGGTGCCCCCGTGGACCCGCAGCGCCTTCCCGCCCCGCCCGTCCTGCACGATCGCCGCAGAACCCGTCGTACCCGACGCCGTACGCAGAGCGTTCGCAGACAGGTCCTGGATGACGTTCGTGGACAGCCCGCCAGGCGTGCGGCGGGCATCGAGCCCGAACACGGCCTTGTTGTACGCGACCTGCGCCAGGCCCGCGGCCGGGAGCAGGGCCGGGTGCGGCGGGTAGGCGGGATGCATCGGAGGCTGCCGCGCCTTAGGCCAGGTTCTCCAGCACGTGGACCGTGCCGGAACCCGCGCCCTTGATGACGTACAGATCCTCGCCGGCCACGTTGGCCAGGCTGAACGGGATGCTCGCAGGGAGAAGGAACCCGGTGGCTGCCGTGACGCCCACGCCGCCGATGTACACATCGGCCGCGGTCGTGTACAGCGACACCACCTTCGGGGCCTCGGCGTGGCCGTTGTCGTTGGCGAGCGAGATCTGGGCTGCGGCGGTTGTGGCCGTCACCTGCTGCGACTTGTACATGCCCGCAGGGTAGCACAGACGCTTGCGAGTGCAACTGATATACGCCAGGAGGGGGGTCAGGGGCTCTCGGTTGGGGGAGGTCGCCAGGTTCTACTACCCCGGGGGGTACACGCGCGGGGGGTGGGGGGTGGGGGTGGGGGGTGGGTCGGGCACTCGCACACACGTTCGTTGACTAAGTCAATAGTTGGGGGGTGCAACTACTAACACTCGCGTCACGAGTATGCACCCGCCCGTCTGCACAAACGTCTGGACAAGGGGAAATGCGCGCGCTCGTGGGCGAAACATCTAGATAGTTAGGGGTGCCTAACGCCGTATGCCCCACGTTACGCTATACACGACGCAGGCGTAACGCATGACGGGGGTGAGGGGAAAGTCTGACGGACCGTCAGAAACTGCGCCACACGTCACACTAAGAATCACGTCCGTAGACTTCACTTCCCCCCATGTCCTGCCGTAGGGTGCACGTACCCCATCACCCCCGAGGAGATCCGACCATGCGCAACCTTTCCCCTCTCGTACCGACCACGGTCACACTGACGTTCGGCGATCCGGACCCCTCCGTCCGAGACCGCATCCGCGCCGATCTACTGCGCCAACTGCGCTATTTCGATGCGACGATCTACTCGGATGCCAACCTGATCGGCGAGTGGGACGGAGTCCCCGAACACTCAGGGGTCATCGTCGCGGAGATCCGCCATGCCAAGCGCGCCGACCGGGATCTCCGGGATTGTCGATCCTTGGATGCGTTCCGAGTCTTCGTCCGCGGCATCGCTGCAGCGCACGGCCAGACGGCCATCGGCTGTCTGCTCCATCACAAGCGTGCCGACGAGTTCCCTACCCTGGTCGGCCCCACGTTCCCCCTACACACCGCGCGCTAGCGGTGCCCACATGACGAGACCGGAGCGCTCAGGCGCTCCGGTCTCTTTCATGTAGGCATCTGCCTACTGCCACCCCACCCGATAGGAGAAATTCCCATGTCCTTCCTCACCCCTCTAGCCGCCCCCACCCCGGCCCGGCGAGCACAACGGCAGCGCAGTATCCGCCAGGCCACCGACGCCCTACTGTCCCACGTCACGGGCCCGGACAGCGACCCGACAGCGAACGTCTTGCGCACACTGGCCGACGCCACGGACGCTGACGTCACCGAAGGTCTCGCCTGGTACCTCACAGCCAACGCCCATGCCCACGAGCTAGCCACCCTCCACAGCATCACCCTCGCTCAGGCCGCAGGCATCATCGCTGCTCTATCCCCGCAGACGGGGTGGCTCACCAACCTGCAGTTGGCGGCCAACTTGTGCACCGATCCCGACACCAACCCGGGACATTTCGCCGACGCCTACGACAAGGCAGTGAGGATCTACCACGGGGCACGGCCGGAGGACGTGCTACGTGGGCGAAAGGTCCGGTCCTTCTACGCAAACATCCTCCGTCCGGACCGTCCGGGCCCGGTCACGATTGACCGGCACGCCATCGACATCCTGACAGGCACCCGACTGTTCGCCACCACCCCTGCAGCGAAGATCCTGGAACGTCCGGGCGCCTACACCTACGCCGCCAGCGTCTACCGCTCTACCGCCCGGCTCATCCCGCACCCGACCCAGACGACCCGATCCCTCTACCCTCACGAGCTGCAAGCCATCACCTGGGTGGCGCACCGCAACGCCCACTACGCAAGCCTCAACTTCTGACCCCACGAGACCGGGCCCCACACAAGGGG